ACTCTGAGGCGCTGACTGCGAACTATTAGCGGCCCCGAAAGGGCATCCCGCAACCGTTCCGCTCGGCTATCCCGGAAGAGGTTTGCACCCCACTCGACAACACTCTCGAATGGAGGCAAGCCAAATGGCTACTTCAATTACGACGAGCTTCGTTCAAGAGTACATGACCGATTTGCATCATGTATTCCAACGCGAAGGCTCTATGCTCAAGGACACCGTCTTCCTCAAAGACGGTATCGTTGGTTCCACCGCTCACTTCCAGAAACTGGGCACCGGCACCGCAACCACCAAGTCACGCCATGGTGAAATCACACCGATGAACGTGACGCACACTGCACCATCCGTTGCGTTAGCAGACTTCTACGCCGGCGAATGGAGCGACAGCCTTGACGAAGCCAAGGTCAACATCGATGTCAGATTGGCCTATGCTAAATCCGGCGCGATGGCTCTCGGCCGTAAGGTTGACGAGCAGATCACGACCGTTCTCGATAGCACCACGCAATCGACCGTTACCTTAGCGGTAACCTCGGCTGCGGCTATTCAGGCCGGGCTGATCTCAATGGTCGAAGCCCTGGACGCCAACAGCGTTCCGAACGACGGCCAACGCTACGGCGTTCTGACACCTCGTGCTTATGCACAGGCGATGGTCGTCGAATCCTTTGCCAGCTCGGACTATGTCGGCGCCAACGGATTACCCTTTGGCGAGGGCATTCCAGGGCACCGCAAGATGCGGGACTGGTTGGGGGTCAAATGGGGGATGCTTCCTTCTCTGCCGGGGCAAGGTACCTCGACGGCGAAGTGTTTCGTCTACCACAAAAACGCCGTCGGCTATGCGATCCAAAAGGCCGATCGAAACGTCAGCGGCGGCGAAAACGTCTCTGCCGACATTACGTGGCACGGTGATCGTGCGGCGTATTTCATCAACCACATGATGAGTGGTGCCGCTGTCATGATCGATGACACCGGCGTTATTGAGGCCAACCTCAATGACACCACCGCCATCGCAACGAGTTAAGGAGGAATTAGATATGGCTTTCACTGCATCTACTTTGTCCCAGCTCGCACACGGCAACAACTTCAAGCTCTGGGTTTACTCCTCGGGCTCGGACGCGATTGCCGCGATCAACAGCGCCGGGTATTTCAACGACGCTGCTAACATGCTGGGCGTTCGCGATCTTATCATCGTGTGCGACACTGCAACGCCAACGACGCACTTCTGCACCGTGTTATCCAACACGGGCAGCGTGGTCGACGTCTCGGACGGCACTGCCGTCGCTGAGACAGACGGCGACTAATAAAATCGGGGGCGGTTTAAAATCCGCCCCCTTTTTTAGTGCTCCCAGTGACCCGAGGGTCTTTAGGAGAATTACATATTAGGACGACGTGTTTGCTTACAATATGAAGTGAGGTAAATTTCTCGCTGAGTTGTAATGCACCGAACGACCATCAAATGAGAAAACTGACCACCACCATCTGCCTGACCCTCACCATCCTTCTTGGAAGTGTGGGGGTGAGTTCGAGTGCTGATTTCTCAAAGGGTGCTTCCGCATACAAAAGTGGTGACTACGCAACTGCTCTGCGTGAATGGACACCTCTTGCGAAACAGGGACACGCCAACGCCCAATACTTTCTGGGTTGGATGTACGACGAAGGACAAGGTGTTCCGCAGGACGATAAGACTGCGGTGAAGTGGTACAAACTTGCTGCCGAACAAGGGTATGCCTCTGCCCAGTTCAATCTGGGTGTGATGTACGACGAAGGACAAGGTGTTCCGCAGGACGATAAGACTGCGGTGAAGTGGTGGAAACTTGCTGCCGAACAGGGGTTTGCAATAGCCCAGTACAATTTGGGTTTGGTGTACCGCAAAGGACAAGGTGTTCCACAGGACGAGAAGACTGCGGTGAAGTGGTACAGACTTGCTGCTGAACAGGGGTTTGCCCGTGCCCAGTTCATGCTGGGTGTGATGTACGGAAGGGGAAAAGGGGTCATACAGGATTGGGTCTATGCTCATATGTGGGGAAATCTTGGTGCCTCTAATGGGGATGAGGATGGTGGTAAGTTGCGAGACATCGCTGCTAAAAATATGACCCCATCTGAACTTGAAACCGCACAGAAACTTGCCCGTGAATGTGTCCGTAAGAAATACAAAGGGTGTTAGCGATAATTGAGCGTATTTAGCTCACTTAATTAAGAGACCGCGGCGGCCATTTTGGGCCGCTTTTTTCATGCCTGTATCAACAACAATGAAGAGGTTCCCCATGACCGCTCGTTCGCGACCGGAAGACATCGAGTACATCTCTCGTCTCAAGTTCGGCAGCCAGTTTAGCTATACGCCCGAGCATCACTCCAAAGACGATGTCGACGCCGCCAACTATTTCCATAATATCTCGAGCCGCTACTTCGCACCCGGCGACGAGATCCGCGTGAACATAAAGCACAAGGACAAATCGTGGTCGAAGCGTTGGTATGAGGTGATCAGCATCTCGCCCGAGACGACCGTCATCGAGCCCGTCGGCGCCTGGCAACAGTTTAACAAACCCAAACGCAAAGCGGCCGCGCCTATCAAAGAGGCGGCCTAGCGGATGGCCTCCGAGGTCTCGATCTGCAACATCGCGCTGCAGCTCATCAAGCACTCGAAGCAGATCACGTCGCTGACGTCCGGCACCAAAGAAGCGAACGCAGCCGAACTGGTCTATGACGAAATGCGCGATCTTCTGCTCGATATGCATCATTGGAATTTTGCCACCCGACGCGTCCAGCTCGGCCAGCTATCTGCCGATAGCGCACCGGCATTCGAGTGGGATAACGCCTACCAGCTCCCGGCCGACTTCATCCGTGTGATGTCTGTGCATGAGCATGACACCGGCGATGATATGGTGGCGTACAAGATCGAAGGCGATCAGATCCTTGCCGACGCCGACGAGATCTATCTGCGCTATGTCGGTCGTGTCGAGGATCCGAACAAAATGCCACCGACGTTCCGGCGCGCTCTATCGAAGCTCGTCGCCGCCCAGCTCGCGACAGCGCTCTCGAGCTCGGTCAGTCTTTCTAAAGAGCTGTTCGCTCAATTCCATGATCAGGACCTACCGTTCGCGAAATCCACCGACGCAATCCAGAACTTCGCTGATCAGCTCCCCGAGAGTAGTTTTATCTCGGCGCGCTTTGGTGGCGGCCGCAGCTATGAGCCTGGGGATCCACCCTCTTGAGTTTTCAGACCCAACCCAACCAGGAATCGTTTAACGCTGGCGAGTTTGGCGAGAAGATGGCGGCGCGACTGCAGTTTGCCAAATACCCCAACGCCGGCAGTCAGTTTGAAAACATCATCCCGTTGCCACAGGGTGGTTTCACCTATCGCCCCGGCACGCGGTTCATCGCGAACTGTAAATCAAATTCTGTGCGCTCCTGGTTGCTGCCATTTGTCTTTAGCAATATCCAATCCTACGTCCTCGAACTGTCCACCGGGACCATACGGTTCCTGAAAGACCAGGCGATTATAAGCGCCGCGGATGTCGGAGCGGCGATCACGAACGGGACGTTTGCCGATAATGTCTCGAGCTGGACCGCCGCGGCGGGCAGCCTGACCCACGACGCCACCAACGATCGCATGATTATCTCGGCAAGCGGAGGGCGGGCCCAGCAATCGGTGACAACGTCGACCACCGGCGTCGAGCATGTCATGCGGTTCACCGTTCACGGTGCGGCGGGCGACAAGATCACCGTTCGCGTTGGATCCTCCGCCGGCGGCTCGCAGCTCCTCGCCGATAAAATCTCAAAGGTCGGATATCACACCGTCGCCTTCACACCGGCAGCCTCGCCGTTTTTCGTGGAGTTCCAGAACGACATGGGCAAGACCGTGTCGGTCGACAATATCGAGATCCTCGATAACGTCCCCGTCGAACTCCAGTCGCCTTTCGCCGAGGCAGACCTCCCTAATATTTCATATGTGCAGTCGGCCGACGTCATGTACCTGGCGCTGGGCGGTGCGGTGCGGCCCTATCGCCTCGACCGGTTCGGGCACTCGTCCTGGTCGCTCACGCAGGTGCTGTTTAAGGACGGCCCGTACCTCGATTTAAACGACGAGACGACCACAATGACATCGTCCGCCGGGACCGGTCTTGGTGTGACGATCACCGCTTCCGCTGTCACCGGCATCAATGACGACCTCGGTTTCCGGGCGACGGATGTCGGGCGAATGTTAAGGATGAAGTCCGGCTCAAATTTCGGGTTCGCTCAGATCGTCGGTTTCACAGACACCCTCAACGTCACGGCGGACGTGCTCGGCGAAGCCCTGCCAACCGGCACCACCACCGACTGGCGGCTCGGTGAATACAACGACACAGATGGATGGCCGTCTGCGATCAGTTTTATACAGCAACGCATGGCCCTGGCGTCGACCCTGAAAGAGCCACAAAAGTTTTGGCTGTCGGTCAGCGGCGACATCGAGAACTTTCAAGATTCAGACAAAGAAGGCGACACCCTCGACGACAGCTCGATCGTGTTTCGCCTGGCAGCCCAGCGGGTCAATACGATCCTGTGGTTCGCAGCCCGTAAGAAACCAATCATCGGCACGCAGGACGGGAACTGGACGCTGCGATCCGAAGGCGCGATCCTGACGCCGAGCGACATCGCGGCGGACTTTGAAGTGACGTCCGGCTGCGCCAAAGTACCGCCGGTCGAGATCCGGTCCCGGTTGGTGTTTGCCCAAAAGCAAGGTCGAAAGATTGTCGAGTTCGCGGACGTCATTCAATCCAACGGCCTCGAGGGTTTTGACGCGTTCGACCTGACGCTGCTCAACGACCGCGTGCTGAAAGAAGGCGTCGTCCAGATGGCGTTCCAACAAGAGCCGGACAGCATGATCTGGTGCGTGCGCGGGGACGGACAGCTCGCTGCGCTCACCTACCAGCCAGACCAGGACGTCCTCGGGTGGTCGCGGCACATCATCGGCGGCAGCTTCCAGGGCGCCAACGCGGTCGTCGAAAGTGTGACCAGCATCCCCGGTCAATCCGCCAGCGGCCAATTCAAATCAAGCGCTGCCCGCGATGAGGTGTGGATCGTCGTCAAACGTGAAGTTAACGGGTCGACCGTTCGCACGATCGAATGCATGGAGAAGATTTTTAATGGTGATGAGGATCTGCAGGAAGACGCTTTTTATGTGGATTCCGGACTGACGCTCGACAATCCGCTCACGATCACCGGCGTCACAAAAGCCAACCCCGGCGTCGTTACCAGCACCGGCCATGGTCTGAGCAACGGTGATGACATCCGGATCACCCGCACGATCGGGATGGTTGAGCTTAACAACACAAGTTTTAAAGTCGCCAATGTCACCACCAACACCTTCGAGCTGCAGGATACATCCAGCGTCAACGTAAACACGACCGCGTTCGGCACATATAAGACGGGCGGCGAGATCCGCGAAAAAGTATCCGCGATCGCCGGGCTCGGCCATCTGGAGGGAGAGACCGTCCAGATCTTTGCGGACGGCGCGGTCCAGGCATCGAAGGTGGTGAGCTCCGGTGCGATCACGCTCGACGCCGAGGCGTCGCTGGTCCATGTCGGCCTGCAATACGACCGAAAATTTAAATCGCTAAAACTATCGTTTGGATCGAATAACGGGTCCGCACTGGGGCGACCCAAATCAATCGCCGATGTCATCCTTGTCGTCATGGAGACAGGCGAGGGAGCGCTCTCCCTGGCAACGGTCGAGGACGGTGTCACGGGG